TCGTTACGTTCCGCTGAATGGTGATACAGCCGGTCTTGCAGTTCGTACTGACTTCGTTGCTGATCCTTGGTTCTCACCAGCTGGTTTCAATCGCGGTCAAGTAAAGAACGTTGTTAAACTAGCCTACTCACCAAGCAAAACTGACCGTGATACATTGTACAAAAAGGGTGTTAACCCCGTTGTTACCTTCCCTGGTAACGGTACTGTACTATTCGGTGACAAGACATTGCTGGCTAAGCCTTCAGCCTTCGATCGTATTAACGTTCGTAGATTGTTTATTGTGCTTGAGAAAGCAATCGCTACAGCCGCTAAGTTCCAATTGTTCGAGTTCAATGACCCGTTCACAAGAGCCCAGTTCCGCAATTTAGTCGAACCGTTCCTACGTGATGTTCAAGGTCGTCGAGGTATTACAGACTTTAAAGTAGTTTGTGATGAGTCTAATAACACAGCCCAAGTTATCGATACCAACAATTTTGTTGCCGATATCTTTATCAAGCCAGCTCGTGCGATTAACTTCATTCAGCTCAACTTTATTGCAACTCGCACTGGAATTTCTTTCGAAGAAGTCGGCGCTTAATAAAGGAGAGAATAAATGTCAAACTTTAACGTAGAACGTTTTAAATCATCACTAACCAACGGTGGCGCTCGCCCCAACCAGTTCTTAGTACAATTGTCCTTTCCGACATATGTAGTAGGAGCACAACTAGCCGTAGCAAGAGCCCCGTTCTTAGTCTCTGTAGCTGAGTTACCTGGTCAAACAGTTAACCCTGCTATTGTACAATATCGTGGTCGCGAAGTAAAATTCGTTGGCGATCGTATTTACGCACCCTTTACCATTACTGTATTGAATGACGCTGAAATGTCAATTCGTTCAGCTATGGAACAGTGGATGAGTGGTATGGAAGATAATATCACTAAATTTGGTAGAATGCAGCCTTCTGAATACCAGCGCGATATGCAAGTGTTTCAGTTAGACAGAAATGGTAATGCATTAAAAGAGTACAAAATTGCTAATGCTTTCCCTGTTGATCTATCACCTGTATCCCTAGACTTTGGTGCTAACGACCAAATATCTACATTTACTGTGACTTTCCAATATCAACACTTTACAGTATCTAACAACCCGTTAGGTAGCATTGTAAACGCTGGTGCTATTTTTAACGTTAGCGGTTCTCTTTAAATAATTATTGATATATTATGGCGCTTTCACTATTTGGTTTTACAATTGGTCGAGAAGATAAACAATCGGAGTTAAAAAGTCAATCTTTTATAACTCCGGTTTCCGAAGACGGCACCACAACGGTATCCGCCGGCGGCTATTTTGGCACCTACGTTGATATTGATGCATCAGCTCGCTCGGAGAGTGAGTTAATTTCTCGTTATCGAGACATCTCTACCTACCCAGATGTTGATAATGCTATTGAAGAAATCGTCACAGAGGCAATAGCAGCTGTGGACAGTGAAGATCCAGTCTATCTAGATTTAGAGAAGCTTGAGCTTTCTGATAGTATAAAAAGTAAAATTCGTGATGAGTTTGAAGAAGTTGTTTCCTTGTTAGATTTTAAAGACAAGGCTCACGACATCTTTAGACGTTGGTATATTGACGGTCGTTTGTACTATCAAAAAGTTATTAACCCTGCTCAGACTAAGCAAGGTATTCAGGAACTAAGATATGTTGATCCTCGTAAGATTAGAAAAGTACGAGAAGTAAAGAAAGATAAGTTACCCTCAGGTGTAGAGGTTATTAAGTCAATAGATGAGTTTTTCATCTATAACGAAAAAGGCTTAAACTATACCGCCGGGACTAATCCTAATAACAATAACGGTATTAAGATTGCAACCGATACAATTACATTTGTTCCTTCTGGTGTCTTAGATCTAGATAGAAACGTTGTATTAGGTTATCTAAACAAAGCTATCAAGCCAACCAATCAGTTAAAGATGATGGCTGACTCATTGGTCATCTATCGTTTAAGTAGAGCACCAGAGAGAAGAATATTTTATATCGACGTAGGTAATTTGCCTAAGTTAAAAGCCGAACAGTACATGAAAGACATCATGGCTCGGTATCGTAATAAGATTATCTATGACTCTACTACTGGTGAGATCAAAGACGATCGTAAGTTTATGACTATGTTAGAAGATTTTTGGTTGCCAAGACGAGAGGGTGGTCGAGGCACTGAGATTACAACATTACCTGGTGGAGAGAATTTAGGTCAGATTGCTGATATTGAGTACTTCCAGAACAAGGTATATCAGTCGTTAAATATTCCGCTATCTAGATTCCAACAGAATTCTGGATTTAACTTCGGTAGACAGGCTGAAATCTCTAATGATGAGATTAAGTTTGCAAAGTTTATTAGTCGTCTGCGTAGAAAGTTTAACGCTTTATTTGATGACCTGTTAGAGACACAATTGGTGTTAAAGGGTATTATTACTCCTGAAGACTGGCCAAAGATTAAGTCAAAGATTGACTATAAGTATGCACAGGATCAGTACTACCAAGAAATGAAATTAGCTGAGAATTTACGCAACCGAGTTGATCTTTTAAATCAGATGTCACCCTATGTTGGTATGTACTACAGTAAAGAATATGTTCGAAAGAATATTCTTAAGATGACCGATGATGAGATTAAACAAATTGAAAAAGATAACGAAAAAGATCCGGTCGAAATTCAACCAGGAATGCCGGGGTCAGATCAAGCAGCTGCTCTAAGTCGAGAGACTAACGCCTCTCCTCAACAATAAATAATACATTATTAAGGAGATCATTGTGGATACTACAGAAATTATTAACAGGATGATAGATGATATCATTGACGGAAACAATACAGATGCTAAAGCTGGTTTTGATTCCGCACTTTCATCTAAGTTAACCGATGCCTTAGAAGTAAGAAAAATTGAGATAGCTCAGTCCCTCTATAACCAGGAAGAAGAAGATGAACCTGTTCCATCTGAGGAATAAGCTAATAGAAGCTAAAGATCCTCGTGAGTACGACTATGAGGGTGATATGGCTAAATCTCAATTGAGATCTATTATTGCTAATGCTCAAACCGTTCATGATATGTTGGAAGACGATACTAACATGGCAGAATGGGTTCAAAGTAAAATTACTTTGAGTGCTGATTACATAAGTACTGTAAGAGATTATATGCAATCAAACAAAGAAGACTAAAAATGGCAAATATATTCGTTTTAAAAAATACAAGACGACAGGCTGCTGTCAAGATTACAGGTTCAGGACAAGCTAATGTTTTCCTAGCTAATATTCTTTACCCTGGTCAATTCGCAAATAATCAATCCCAGGGTAATGTACTTTGGCCTATTACTGATATTGCGTATGATGTGGGTAATGCTGCTAGTGTTAACAGAAATGGTAATATAATTTTTGCAATGAACGCCGGTCAAAATTATGTTGGCTTTACAAAAGACATTGGTACATCTTTAATTGATGACGCTAATGCTAACGTTAACGTTAACATGGGTGCAGCAAGTGGTACTGTAGTTCTACAGTTCTCCAAAGAGTCTGGATTCGTTGACCCCGATCGTCAAATCTTACAACAACCGGATCGATAATGAAACTCATTACGGAAATGAATCAGGAAGTAAAATTCCTGACAGAAAAAAAAGAAGACGGTACAAAATCTGTTTACATCGAAGGTATCTTCATGCAAGCAGAAAAAGCAAACCGCAATGGGCGTATCTACGGTAGAGGTATTATGGAGCGTGAAGTTCATAATTACCAAGAACTTATCAACGAAAAGCGTTCATTGGGTGAGTTAGGTCATCCTCCTAACCCATCTATTAATCTTAATCAGGTATCACATATGATTACCGGTCTTAAGTTTGAAGGTAATGATGTCCTTGGTAGAGCTAAAATTTTAGATACACCGATGGGTAAGATTGCTAAAAACTTTATTGAAGAAGGTGTTCGTTTGGGTGTATCTTCTAGAGGTTTAGGATCCGTTAAGTTAAACAAAGAAGGTGTTAATGAAGTTCAAGATGACTTTCATTTAGCTACAGTAGATATTGTTGCTGATCCTTCTGCCCCCGATGCTTTCGTGCAAGGTATTATGGAATCAGCTGATTGGATTTTAGAAAACGGTGTTTGGAAAGCCATACAGGTTGAACAAGCTCAAACCACTATTAGGAAGGCATCTAAAGCAGACCTAAATAAAGTTAAATTACAAGTATTTGAACAGTTCCTACGAACTATCAAGTAATTAATTTATATAAATATAAACGTTAAACATACTCTTAGGAGGCCAAGGATGTCAGTAGAGAACAAAATTAAACAATTGCTAGAACGTGCAAACGGAACTGCGCAATTGAATGAAGCAGCAGCTTCAGAAACAGCGGTTGCAGATGGCAAGCCTTCTGTTAATACATCAAAGGATAATTCTAAATCCGGACAAGGATCTGGTCAGGGTGATTCTTCAATGCCTAGACAAGGCTCTTCAAAAGATGCTGATATGGAAGAGGTAATGGACGCTACTGGTAAGAATAGTGCTTCAGCCAAAGCTTCTAAAGAAGTAAATCCTCTCCCTATGAAGGGTGATGCTAAGTCTGTAAAGACTCAGGCAATGGAAGAAACAGAAGAATCTATTGAATGGGTAATTAATGAAGAAGATGAAGACAATGCTACAGCTAAAGTTGCTGGACACAAAGTTACTCTACATAGAGGTTTAAGTGATTCTGGAACAAGTGATACCTATACTCTTCACCACCCGTCTGGAGATAAAAAAGTTAAAATTAGTTTTAGCAAGCACGGAGATGGCGATGAGGTCCATGGCGAAAAAGTAAATCAGGCTTTTGGTCTAGATTCAAAGCATAAGCTAGGCCATAAAATTGCCGGCTCAATGAACGGTATGGGTGGGATTTCTAAATTCCAAGAATCTGTTGATATTAAAGATCAACTAGACTCTATCTTTGGCGAAGACCTATCCGAAGAATTCAGAACAAAAGCTTCTTCTATTTTTGAAGCCGCTGTTATTGCACGAGTTAATAACGAGATGGAAATGGTTACTTCGAAGCTAGAAGAACAAACAGCTAATCAATTAGTAGAATTTAAAGAAGCACTAATTGAAAAGGTTGATGGATATTTGAACTATGTTGTTGAACAGTACATGGAAGAAAACGAGTTGGCTATTGAGTCCGGCTTGAGAACTGAAATTGCTGAAGACTTTATCCAAGGCATGAAGACATTGTTCAAAGAGCACTTTATCGAAGTGCCAGAAGAAAAATATGATGTACTAGATGAATTGCAAGCCAAATCTGAAAGCTTACAATCTGAACTAGATGAATCTATTACACAAAGCATTGAGCTAGCCAAAGAATTAAATTCGCTTAAAGCGTCTGCAATTCTTGACGAGCATACACAAGATCTTGCCGATACTGAGGCTGAAAAGCTAAAGAAATTAATTGAGGGCGTAGACTTTGATTCAGAGGATCTGTATCGTGAGAAAGTATCTGTTATAAAGGAAAATTATTTCCCTAAGACATCTAAGCAATCTCCGGAAAAGATGCTCGTTGAAGAAAGTGGCACTAACCCTGCCGCATTCGTCGATAGCAATAGCACGATGTCCAGATACGTTGATACTCTTTCAAGAACTATCAAAAACCGTTAAATTATAAATAAATAACAATTCTTAACAGAAGGAGAACAGGTAATGTACCTATCAGAAAATATCCAAAAGAAATGGGGTGCCATTCTAGAGCACGCCGATCTTCCTGCAAT